CGGAACTTCTCGCGCTTCTCTTGGCTCTCGTCAGCCGGGTGGAAGTCGAAGTCCATAATCGCGGTCTTGGTTGCATCCTCAATGCTCTGGCCAGCGCACAGCACCGCCTGAATCAGATTGTGAACGGATGTGCCGAGGGCGGCGTTCTCGCCGACCTTCATCTCCCGCCGCTGATGTTTGTTTAGATAGCAATACATAAACACCCAGCTTCCCAGCGGTCTGTTCAACTGGCTGGGGCTGAAATGGGTAATACCGTTTTTCTTTAGTCTTTCAAGAAAATCTGTCATTTCCTACACCTCTTAAAAAATCATTACCAAAAACCGCTTGCCAAAACAATAGTAAAATTATATTTAATTTAAGAGACCGGTAAATCAGATTTATGGAGGACTTATGAAACTCGCGGAATACCTAGTGGCTAAAGGCTTGAAACAAGCCGACTTTGCCCGAATTATGGGCTGCACAGCCCCCTGTGTGCATAACTGGATATACGGCAAGTCTCTGCCATCCAGCAAGCAGATGATTGAGGTGTATAAGCAAACCGGGGGCAAGGTTGCTCTCAAAGACTGGATGGAGGTTAGCGATGTCGGGTAGTTGGGGACGGGTGAACGGTCAGCGGGTTAAGGAGCCTGCTTGGACTGACAAGAGGGAGATGGGCAAGAATCAGCGGCTGCTGGGGATGCAGAAGTGGGACGAGATGATACCGGAAAATGCGTTCTGTGATGACCCACGGGCTGATGCCTATGACCGCAACGGTGAGGTGCGCCGGGCCGCTGGGTTTATTCCGGTGAGCCGGGGCTATGAGGTGACCTGATGACCAACGGGAGAGTAAAGGGAGCCGCCTTTGAACGGGAGATGGCCAAGGCGTTTATGGACGCTCTTGGTATTGATGATGTGAAGCGCGACTTGGAGCAATACCGGGAGGGTGACCACGGTGACCTCATCGGCATTGACGGCTGGACCATTGAGTGCAAGCGTTACAAACATGGCCCGATTAATGGCCGTGAAGAGTGGTGGCAGCAAGCTGTGGCGGCGGCCAACAGGACAGGCACTCATCCGGTGCTGGTGTTCAAGTATGACCGCCAGCCAGTGCAGTGCCGGGTGCTGTTAAGCAGCATCCACGCCAGCTACATGGAAAAAGATGACACGGCTATCGTGAGCTTCGATACGCTGTGTATGTTGATACGAGAGGACTGGGCGGGCGTTTAGACGCTTGCCCCGGAGAGGAAGGAGAGAGGAAATGGAAGGATTTGCACAGTTACAGGTTCTAAAGGACAGGATGTTTGAGGCGGAAACAAGGAAGCGCAGGCATCTGGGCTGCAAATATTGTGGTGCCACATTTTATGGCTACTATGAAAAGAGCGGTTTTTCTGGGCTGGGGCTTGTTAACATTTACGACGCTGATGGCTACGCGATTGAAACTGGCCTGAGATACCCTGACTGCCCTAAGTGCTTTGACAATATTGGGGTGTGTGAAGTGGCGCGGGCGCGATACGAATATGAGGAAACGCAAAAAAGTCAGAGGCGCAGGGACGAAAAGGAGAGGAAGCAACAGTGGGAGTATGAGAATGTGCCTGTTAAAGTTGCTTCCAAGCTGACCTTCCCCAGCAAAAAAGCGTTGCACCAGAGAATTGCACAGGCAGCCATATACCCGGACAGCATAACCAAGTATGAGATTATGTCATCTTGGTTTATGGACAAGGTCTTCTGGGAAATATTCGGCAAGGGCTGTCACACCCTAAAGGTTCGGGACTTCAGCATCACAAAGCATCTGATGAACTGCACCTATTTAAGCAACTCTGGAAAAACACGCCTTGGACAATTCGTTGCATACTTTAAAGTCGTCAATGACAGGACGGGCAAGAAGCGCATAATTGGTCAAAAGATGCACACAAGCCGACCAAACAGACGCAACGACCCAAAAAGAAATTGGGGCTTGCCCGGAAACAGGCACGATAGGGACTAACCAGCAGAAAGGATTATCCGATGTTTGAATGGATTATAGTATTTTGTTTGGCCTCTGATTTTCATGGCCGTCCTGTCAATCAGTGCTTCGGAATGGAGAGCGCGGAGACATATTTGAGCGAGGTCGAATGTCAGGTGGTGATGCGCCAGCGCACAGATTGGGTGATGAAGGAGCTATCGCAAAGCAGCGATGGCCGCAGCCCGGTGGTGACTGGTGTGTGCGGAGAGGCAACTGATGGACTTTAACAGCGACTTTCGCCACGATTTGGAGGTTGGCCAGCTATCTGAGAAGTTTCTGGCTGACCTGTTGGAGAACAGCACCATTGAGGTGAAGCGTGACTTTCTGGCTGGGAAAACTGGCAATGTCTTTGTCGAGTTTGAGAGCCGGGGGAAGCCGTCAGGGATAGCGACTAGCACAGCAGACTATTGGGCTTTTGTGCTGGACGATGACCGAGTTGTGATGTTACCACGCGGTCTGTTGAAGGTGATGGCGAGGGAGGCGTTCGAGGCAGATAGGCTTGCCACGGGCGGGGACAGCAACACCAGCCGGGGAGTGCTGGTAAGGGTAAGGGAGTTAGTAGAATGAAATCACCATATGAAGAAGGCCGGGCAGATAGCTATTACCAGCGCGGTATGTTTTTGTCGCGGCCAGATTGGACTGAGGAGCAGCTGGCTGAGTATAAGGCCGGGTTCTTGGCCAATGAGGAGGCCGGAGACTTTAAGGAGTGGCGGCCCGGCTACAGCATCGAGGGGGATGATTATGGATGCTAATTTGCAGGCTGGATTCCGTTTAGTAGGCGCAAATTTGAGGGGGGACAGGCAGAAAGACGACTTCTACGCTACCCCAGCACCAGCAACGCTTTCTCTGCTGGAAGTGGAGGATTTTGAGGGGGGTATTTACGAACCCTGCTGCGGTCAGGGCCACATGAGCAAGGTTCTGGAGCAGGCTGGCTATGAGGTTGAATCTACCGACTTGATAGACCGGGGCTACGGCAAGACCGGGATAGACTTCCTGATGGAGACAGCCAAGCGCGATAATGTGGTCACTAATCCGCCTTATGGTAAGTTTGCCCTGCCGATGGCCCGGCATTGTCAGCAGATAGCCCGGAACAAGACGGCCCTGCTGTTGAAGCTGAACTTCTTGGCCGGGCAAGCTAGGCGCAAGTTCTTCGAGGAGCATCCGCCAGCAAGGGTCTGGGTGTTCAGCCGCCGGGTCAATCTGATGAAGGATGGTATCCAATACAAAAACGGCGGGATGATGGACTTGGCTTGGTATGTGTGGGAGACGGGCTACAAGGGGCCGACAACAGTTGGCTGGATATAGGGGGAAAACAAAATAGTTTTCCACCTACTTTTGCAATGAGGGAGAAAATAATGGGCGAGCATCTTATAATTCGCAATGAGGTATCCGACAACTTCAGCGTCCTGCCGAACCATCTGATGAACGATGAACGGCTGTCTGCTGATGAGCTGGGGCTGCTGGTGTATCTGCTGTCTAAGCCGAACGATTGGCGGGTGCAGACTAGCCAGCTTCAGGCTCGCTTTGGCATTGGCCGGGACAAGACGAAACGCATCATCCGGCAGCTGGAACAGTATGGATATGTGCAGAAGGACTTGCAACGGGCGGATGGTGGCCAATTCGCCGCAAATCGTTATATAGTCTCAGATTCACCGTTGACTGAAAACCCGTTGACGGATAATCCGTTGACGGTAAATCCGTCACTTACTAAGAACAGAGATATACAAAGAACAGAATCTACAAACAATAATACGCCGTCTGTTCGCAAAAAATACGGGGCGGATGAGCTTGTGCTGACTGATGAACGCCGGGCCTATGCAGAGAAACACGGGCTTGATGCTGATGAGTTGATGGAGGATATACGCATCTGGGCTGAAAAACGCTCTAGGAAGGCCGTATATGCCTCGTTAGATGCTTTCTGGCAGGGTTGGGTGCGGAGAGAGGCTAAAGGCGCTCCACGGGCTTCTACGGGCCAGCAATCGGTATCTGAGAAAAAACTGACGGAGAAGCAGCATCTGTTTGCTGAGAGGATGGCCGACCAGCTGTGGAGGCGGTTCAAGGGTGAGGGCTTCATGTATGAGCCGATTCTAAAGGATGTTCTGTCCTTTATAGCAACAGACCAGACAGACAAGGACTGGCTGGCGTTAGGTAATGGCCTGCCGCGCCCGTTTTAGGCAAAAGAAAAGGGCGGCTGCCGCCGCCCCTTCCCCGGAGAAAGTCTTGCTAGGACAGGCCTGTTTCGGCCTTCGACATTGCTATGTCAGTATCAGATTGACTGAATCCCAGAATCTTTGCAAGCACTAAAGCATCCTGAACCTGCATCTGAGGGCAGACCTCATGCACAATGCGGCGTATCTGACGGTCGGTTGGCCGTCTGATTTCAGCCGTTGCCGAGTAGTATGACTGGGCTATATGCCCGGCGAGTGTTGGTAACTGTGTCATGTTAGGCTGCCTCATATGCTTTGATTATTCTTGCCAGCCGCCTTGCTACAGTCATCTTTCCTTTTGCGATGGCTCTGTCTCTTTTCTCTGAGAGCTGATTCAAAGAGGATTCAATTACGCCATCAACGAAGCCCTTGGCCGCTGACATTGAATCGAAGGAATAGGCGCTGACATTGTAGCTGGTCTGCCCAGATTCAGGCTGAATGGCCTCGATGTTGCGACCGCGATACTGGTGATTGGTTACTGTAAGTTTCATTTTTATCTCCCTTGGTTATGAGCAAAGATTAACACAGATTTAACATAGGTCAACAGTTTTATTGCAGATTGTTTTTTTTAACTCGTTTAGCTATATAGGGGATGGAGGTAGCTATGAAGTTCACACCAAAGGTTATTGATGAGTTCCTGCGCCGGATTGCTATTGACGGACGCAGTGCGCGGTCTGTGGGTAAGGACAAGGATATGCCCAGCTATGAGGCGTTCTATTACCTGAAGAACCGAGACCCTTCAGTGCAGGAGAGATACTTGCAGGCGATGGAGGCTAGGGCAACAGCCATAGACGACCGCATCGATGAAGTGCTGGCGGAGGTGAAGGCTGGGACGATGGACTATCAAGCCGGGCGGCTTGAGATAGATACGCAGAAGTGGCGGATGGCGAAGTTCTTTCCTCGGCTTTATGGAGAGCAGACGCAGCGGATTGAGGTGGAGCACAAGGCGACTTTCGTGGACGAGCTGAAGCGGGTGCAGGAAGCAGTGCAGCAGCGGAAGCTGCTGGATGCGAAGGTGGTGGAAGGTAAAGCGGAGGTTAAGAGTGGGGTGGGGGGTGATGAGGTGGTTGGGGGAGAGAAACACTTAACCGCCTCGCGCCCGCGCAGGAGCGAACAGACAGGGAACAAACAGGCTGATTAGTGTTCTGGATGCGACCATTGCCAGCGGATAATATTATGGCACAGCTAAGTCACTGTAATATAACGAAAGGCAAAATACATAATGGACATTATGCGACATTCCGCCAATACCCCCCCCTCAAAAATACGCGGGGGGCGGCGAAAATAAATAATACCCCCTACCTAACCCCCACACCCCCCCTTAAACGGAG